AATATAATAAGCTTGATTTAATTTTAAATAAATTGTAAATATCGAATCAGGGTTATTGAGATTAGTTTGTATAAATACCTTTTATTTGGTATGAATCGTTAAACATACATTTTCTCAATATGTTGTAAACATAGTGGCTTGGTTTTAATCTCCCCTGATTTAGTTTTCCAAGCCACAACCCTTAACAGGGTAAAACAGGAGAGAATGATGCAGTTAGAACTAGAATATAAATCTTATCAAAAAGACTCCAAGACAAGTAAACAAGCTTGGCAAAACAAAAAAAATAAAATAACATTAAAAGAACAAGTTTATGACTTACTTTTAAATAATCCTTTAGCAAATCATCAAATTGCTGAAACAATGGAAATACCATTAAGTTCAGTTTGTGCTAGGATTAGAGAATTACAAATTGATGGAATAATAGAAGACTCAGGAAAAACTGTTAAATCTAAATATGGGAGAGAATGTGTAATATGGCAAAGAAAAAAGTAGCAACAAAAGCAGAAAAGGAAAGATTAGCACAAATAGGGTCAATGCCTTGTTATGCTTGTTTCCAAGATGGGAGAGAAGTTGATGCAGAGGTACATCACATTAGGAAGCATACAGGAATGGGTCTGAGACCACCACACAGCGATACTATTCCACTTTGCCACTCACACCATAGAACAGGAAAAATATCGGTGCATTTGGGTAAAAAGGAATTTGAGAAAAGATACGGAACAGAACAAGAAATATTAAAAAAAATAAATAGGGAGATAAAATGGGAACAAGAAAATCAGGATATTTTATAGTATATCGAGACATTTGGAAACATAAGGTTTTTAAAAATCTAATTGAGTCAAGTTTGTGGCTTTATATGATTAGTTCAGCAACACATGAAGATAAGACACTTAATTTTCTTGATAATAGAATATTTGTAAAACGTGGAGAATTAATATTTCCTTTAAGGAAAAATTCTACATTTTGGAAGATAACTTATTCTGAAATGCGTACTTTCATTTTGAGGTTGAAAAGACGAGGTATGATTAAGACAAGACTCGCCCAGCTATCGCCCACCTCTAACCACCCTAGACGAAATATCACGATTATAAGTGTTATAAATTACGACAAATTTCAGTATGTGGATAAAGAGCAACCAGCACCTGACCAGCTATCGCCTCATACTAATACACTAGATACTAATAAACTAAATACTAATATATCAATTAAAAATAATAATGGGTTTAGCAAGGAAATAATCTATACAGGAAACCAATTTGGAGAATATTCAGAAATTAAAGTAGATGGAAAATTTAAGTGGAAACATAAATATTTAGATAAACCAATAAAAGACAAATTATGATAGGTCTATTAAGAATCTTTAAATATGTGAGAAAACGTATTATAACCCTAAGTGTGGAAAACAAAAAATTAAAAATTCAATTAGCACTTTTGTTGGAGTCTATAAAAAAAACTAAACATTAATGGTTAAACAAAAAAAGGCCACATTTAGGACAACAATAATAAACAAAAAGAAATACTATTTTTATACAATTAAGTGGCAAGATATTTTGGGGTCAAGTGGCTGGAGTCATTCAGAAGAACTTATTAAATTTGAACCTAGCATAATGATCTCACAAGCTTATGTGTTCTTAAAAAATAAAAAAAAATTAGTAACTTTTGCTTCTTACGATACACAAGAAGAATCATTTGCAGATTGTAATGCCTATCCAATGGGTTGTATAATTTCTATGGAAAAGATAAAACTATAACAAAATGAAAATAGGAAAAAATTGGCATTTAAAATTAAGGTTAAAAATTGAACAATTACAAAAAGAACTAGACTTAAAAACAATAAGATTAAGAATAGCTGAAAAAAAATTAATAAAATATGAAAAAAAATTAATAAAATATGAAAAACGACAAAATTAAGACAACTAAGGCAAAAGAAACACAATCTGTTGGCAGACCTAAATTAAAAATAGATCTAGAAATATTAGGAAACTTAGCTTCAATAGGTTGCACTCAGGAAGAAATAGGTGGTGTAATGGGAATATCAGCTAGAACATTACAAAGAAATTATGCCGAAATTATTGAGGTAAATAAAAACAAGGGAAAAGCATCTTTACGAAAGAAGATGTGGGAGAACGCAATTAAAAAAGGTAATCCAAACATGATGATTTGGCTATCTAAAAATGAACTTAATATGAGAGATAAAATTGAGACTCAGAGTATTGTTGAACCTTTACCATTAATAATAGATGCAAAAGCTGAAGAAGTATAATGGCTAAGAAAAAAGGAAACTTATATGGTGTAAGTGTTTACATTAAAAACAATCCAAGAAAAAGACCAAGCCGTCATGCAAAAAGTTTTAACAAAAGAACAACAAGTAGAAAAAGGTATCGTGGTCAAGGTAGGTAGTATAATAATAATACTGTTATTATCTTCTTGCTCTAAAGATATAAGCTTTGACCCATTACAAACAGTTGGTAATAATATTATAAAAACAATAATTAAGGATAATAAAAAATGAGCAAAATAATAAAAGTGTTATTTCTAGTCAAGAGATGTAGAGATAAAGGCAAAATTGGGTTGGCATTAAAGCTGATAGATAAATATAAAATAACGCAAGTATCGGAAGCTTATTATGACTAAAAGAAATATATTTTACCCTGATGGTACAATGATTCCTATTCGTATGCCTGACCACTTTGAAAAATCCACATCTAAATCGGCCTGTGGGAATTGTGGTATGTACTCTAATCGCAGAAGTTTTTGTGGTATCTATAAAACTGCTGGAGTTAAAGATACTTATATCTGTTGGAAATGGAGAGAGAGACATTTTAAAAGATAATGAAAGCTTTATTTATTTATTTCATATTAATCAACGGAGACCTGATAAAGGAAGAAGTACACGAGGGAAGTTGTGGTAATTACTTTAAAGAAAAAGTACAGGTAATCGAACAAAAGAAATTTTTTACAAATCAATCTCTTACCATACATAAATACAAAGGTTTTACTGTTGTAGGATATACTTGTACTGATAAAGAGGTAACATGACATATAAACCATTACCAAACTCACTTACTATTAAACCAAGCGATATAAACGGATTAGGTTTATTTGCTATACAAGATATTAAAACTGGTACTCAATTAGGAACAACTCATATTGAATTAGAAGATCAATTACATAGGACTCCGTTAGGTGGATTCATTAATCATTCAGAAAAACCTAACTGTGTAAGAATAACAGTTGCGAACAAATCTTATTTACATACAATAAAAGACATAGAAAAAAACCAAGAACTTACTTTAAAATATACTATGTACGTACCAAAATCTTGGCAAAGTTAAGTATTCTACATTAATATTAATTTAATCAAATATCCATTTGTGTTATAAAGACACCGAAAGGAAAAAAAAGATGATTAAAAAAATATGGAAAACTATTTGTAAACCTTTTAAAAAATATTGGAATTGGTTAATGAGTGGTTTAGATAAATGATAATCCTGATGTAGTGATTATGGAACAGGCTATGCCAAATGAAAAGAGATAGATTTAACAAACAAAAAGTTTTAGACTATGTGCAACAAAAGTTTGCAGATGCTAAAGAAATGAATATGTTCAAGATGTTTCGTAAATCAGTAGAAACTGGTGCTAATGGTACTCAGAAATACATGGTAAAAGAGGGAAAAAATAAAGGTAAAATACTTTAAATGAAAATATCAGAAAACTCATCAGTAAGTATGCCACTTAAAAATATGATTGCTATTGTTATAGCAGTAGCTATGGGTGTATTTGCTTATACAGGAATTACAGCTAGAGTTACCAGCTTAGAAACTTCAAGAGAATTACATCAAGCAGATTTATTAAAGAAGTCTGAACAAAAACCTACAGATCAAGAACAGTTTATGTTGATAGAAGACATATATAAAACTGTAGAAAAATTAGAAAAAACACAAGAACAGAATATGACTAACAAAGTTAATATAGAATTTTTAAGAGAACAGCTAGAGAAGACTTTAATAGATGTTGAAAACTTAAAAGATAAAGTTAGAAAAAATGGTAATGGAGTACACTAATGATTCAAACTGTTGTAGTTTTATTAATGTTTGTGGGTGCTGAAATTAAGGAACATAGAATACAACCATCTATGTCTGAATGTTTAAAAGGCAAACGTCATGCCAGTCGTAATATTTCTGATAATGTAGAGTTTAAATGTATTAAATCTAAAGCAGAATTAGAAACTAATATTGATGGTAGTCTAAGTATTAAAAGTCTTATATTAAATCCATAATGAAATTTGAATTAATAATGATAATATGTTCTGCACTATTTGGTCAATGTAGTACACCTACAAAACAAACACCATTGTTCATAAGCCATTATGAGTGTGCAACAGTAGGTTATTTAAGATCATTAAAGACATTAGACAGTATGGGTGCAGACCTAGTTAACAATAATAAAATCATTATTAGTTTTAAATGTAATGATATTATAATATCTTAATACAATTTATGGTTATATAAAATGACAGACGCATCTAAAGAGATTATTATAGAATATAAAGATCAAGTTAGACTTCTAAGAGAAGAAAATTCAGAATTAATGGACGGTGGAAAAACTAAAGACGCATCAACTAAAAGATGTTTACAAAAACTAGAGAACCTTAATGAAGATCTAGTCAGAGCAAATAAAGAAATACAAGAGTTAAAAGATAAACTAAAAGACTTAAAAGAACCTGAAAAAGTATTAAAAGAATAATCTATGTACTGTATCGTTCTAGCGAAAGAAGAAGAACCTTTTTGGCAAGTATTCACAAATGAAGTATGGGCTACTAGAAAAGAAGCTGAAGAATATGCTATAAGAAATAAGTTTAAAAAATCAGTTATATGGAAAGTCATTTGGTACGATAAGAAGTATCACGTTTAATTTATATGAAAATTACATTAACAAAACCACAACATGAAGTCAGTACGTGTAAGAAAAGATTCAGAGTCTTAATCTCAGGCAGAAGATTCGGCAAGACTTATCTATGTATTACTGAGATGATGAAGTACGCAACTAAACCTAATCAGAAAATATGGTATGTAGCACCTACTTTTAAAATGGCTAAAGAGATAGCTTGGTCTAATCTAAAGGAAATGCTTAATAAGTTTAATTGGATTGAAGATATAAACGAAACAACTTTAACAATTAGAATAAGAAAATCTAATAGTATTATTTCATTAAAAGGTGCAGATCACTATGACGCATTAAGAGGTACAGGATTAAATTTCTTAATCTTAGATGAATTTGCAGATATAGATAAACGTACTTGGTTCGAAGTATTAAGGGCTTCTGTTTCTGATACACTTGGAGATGTACTGATGTGTGGTACTCCAAAAGGTTACGGAAACTGGAGTTATGAAATGTATCTTAAAGGCAAACAAGACGATCATTGGGGAAGCTATCAATATACTACTGTTCAAGGTGGTATGGTTTCTAAAGAAGAAATAGAACAAGCTAAAACAGATATAGATATTAGAACTTTTAGACAAGAGTTCGAGGGTACATTTGAGAACTATGCTGGTTCTGTTTATTATAATTTCCACCCAGTAGAGTCTGTAATAGACAAACAAATAGATTGGGAGAAACCTTTACATATTGGAATGGACTTTAACGTAGACCCTATGTCAGCTTGCGTAACACAAATAGAAAAAGAAAAAATATATGCAGTAGATGAAGTTATAATTTATTCAAGTAATACTGATGAAATGTGCCAAGAGATAAGAGATAGGTATGGTTCTAAGATACCAATATTTATTTACCCTGACCCAGCTTCAAGACAACGCAAGACTTCTGCTGGTGGTAGAACTGATTTAAGTATTTTACAAAATGCTGGATTCAAAGTTAAAGTAAAACATAAACACCCATCTATTAGAGATAGAGTTAATGCTGTAAACAGTAAACTTAAAGATTCTAAAGGCCAAAGATATATTTTTGTTTCAAAATCTTGTAAAACAATGATAAAAGGTTTACAAAGACAGATATACAAGGAGAATACAAATATTCCTGATAAAGAACAAGGATACGATCACATGAATGATGCACTAGGTTATTTAATAGATTATATCAAGCCACTTACCAGCAATATTGAATTTTCAAAACCTACAAGATGGGCAATTAAATAATGGCATACACAAAAGAACAAACATCAGCACTCCACATAGACTACCAACAAACAGTTAAGAATTGGGAGTATTACATTCGTTCTTATAATGGTGGATATGATTATATGGTTGGTCAATATCTAAGCAGATATAATCTTGAATTAGATAATGAATTTAATCAAAGATTAGCTAACACTCCTTGCGACAATCATTGTAAAAACGTAATTCAAATTTATTCTTCATTTCTTTTTAGAGTTAAACCATCAAGAGACTTTGGTTCATTAGCAGATGAACAAAGTTTAGAATACTTTACTAAAGATGCTGACTTAGAGGGAAACAGTTTAAGTAACGTAGTTAAACAAGCACAGAACTATGCTTCAATCTATGGCCATTGTTTTATGCTATTAGATAAACCGAATGTTACAACAAACACTAGAGCAGAAGAATTACAACAAGACATAAGACCTTATGTATCAATCGTAACACCTGAGAATGTTTTAGATTGGAATTATAAAAGACAACCTAATGGCAAGTATGAATTAGACTTCTTAAAAATTAGAGAAGAAGTAGATAAAGATGGTGGAACGTATATGAAGTTTTGGTATTTAGATAGAGTTGATACTGTTTATATACCTAAGATGGAAGAACCACGATTAATAGATACTGCCGAAAATCAGATTGGCAAAATACCAGCAGTTGTTTTGTACAATTCCAAATCACACAAAAGAGGAATTGGTCAATCTGACCTTACAGATATAGCTGATCTTCAAAAATCAATTTATAATGAATATTCTGAGATGGAACAATTAATTAGATTAACGAACCACCCATCATTAGTTAAGACTCCAAGTGTTAATGCAAGTGCTGGTGCTGGTGCAATAATTGAGATGCCTGACGAATTAGAACCAAATTTAAAACCTTATTTACTACAACCATCAGGTTCTAGTTTAACTTCAATAATGAATTCAATAGAAAACAAAGTAAGTTCAATAAATAGAATTGCTCACATTGGTGCAGTAAGAACTACTAAGTCAGGAATATCAAGTGGTGTAGCTTTACAAACCGAATTCGAATTGTTAAATGCTAGACTATCTGAAAAAGCTGATAACTTAGAAATAGCAGAAGAACAATTATTTAGATTATATGGCCTGTTCCAAGAAGTTCCATTTGACGGAGAAATTAATTACCCTGATTCATTTAACATAAGAGATTACGCAACTGATCTAATGTTCTACCAACAAGCAAAAGCAATAGGAGTTCAATCGCCAAGTTTATCTAAAGAAATTGATAAAGAGATTGCAAGAGCAATAGTAGATGATGATGAAAAACTAAATGTTATATTTGATGAAATAGATACTAAATCAGAAGTCGGAGAATTTACACAAGACGAAGTTGAACAGGAAACAGTAGCAGAAGAAGTAATACAATAGATGAATGGCAGATATAATAAAAGATTTAACCAATTATCGAATTAGTGGCATTGAAAAAGCCGAAATAGAATATTACAAACAATTAACAAGAACACTAGATAAGATAGAAGCACAGATAGTGTCTTTAGTTGACACATCACTTCCTAGAACTGCTGGTCAATTAATTGATCTACAAAGTGCAGTAGCAATAAGACCAAAAATAAAAGCAATACTTGATAAAGAATATTTACCATTTGCAGATAGAGTAGTTAGAAAAGGTTTTGGAGAACAAGCTAAACGAGTTGAAAGACAGTTTAAAACTATTGGACTTATACCACCTGAATTTCAAGAACTTACAAAAGGAGATTTGACCTTAGTTAAGAATTTAAAACAACAATACTATACGCAGTTTAAAGATGTATCTAATAAATTTACAAGAGTATTATCAGACAAGGTTTATCAAAACACATTAGTTGGAACTGAATTTACAGTATTAGAAAAAGAATTAAGAGAATCAATTAATGGAATCTATGCTACATCAAGCGACCCAGCAGTAAATAGGTTGGTTGATTATGTTAAGTACAATAAAGATAACCCAGCATTAAAATCAAAAGTAGATGACGCAATTAAGATACTTCAAACTAAATACGCAAGTACAAGAGTTGGAGAAAACATGAAGCGATATGCTGGTCAGATATTAAACGACTCATTAAGAGACTTTGATGCTACTTTAAATCTAAATAAAGCTAAAGAT